TAAGAAAAGACAAGTCAGATATGTATCCTTGTCCAAGAGTAATACAAATGTTAAAAAACTTATAATTATGAAATTTAGAAACAACTGGAACACATCAAGAAAGCAATGGGATAAATTTGCTATAAGATTTAGAATAGGTATCATAGACTTCTTTACAGTAGAGGTAGATATCTCTAGAGACTTTTATATGCTAACCATATTAAACTTTACAATTAAAAATAGATAAAGCTTCTCTAAGCATAGGAATCCAGGTAAGTTAATTTATCTGGATTTTTTTTTGTTTAAATATTTTTTATTTAAACATATTTAGTATATTTGTGTAAACTAATATAAACTAATAATTATGGAACCAATGAATCAAAACCCAGAACAAGAGTTAACTGCTGAACAATTAGCTGAACAAAAAGAAAACATGCTTAAATTTTACACAGAATCTTTACCTTATTTAAATGCTCAATTAGCATATGAAGAACTTTTAGTAAAAATTGATGAAGCAAGATTTAAAAGATCTAATATAGCATATCAATTTGCTATGATGATGAATCCACCACAGGATGAAGAAACAAGTTCAGATAATGATATAGATAAAACTCCTAATATTCCTGAACAAGGAAGTAGAAAACTTAAAAGAGATTAGTCATGGCACTAGTAAATCAAGTACAAAAAAGAGTAAGAATGTCAAAGTGGAATGTAGTTAAATTCCAAATACTTACACATTGTTATATTAAAAAAATACTATTAAGTGATTCAGATCTTAATTGCTTGACCTTACTAAGTTTTAATGAACCTATTGAATTAACTAGTTTTTGCTATGATGCTTCTTCTGAAGAAGATCCTATTTTTAAATCCCCACAAACAGTAAGAAATTGTATAAATAAAGCTGAGAAAAATAATTTAGTAATTAAAGATATAGAAAATAAAAAACTTATTAAATTAAATACAGAGTTAAAAATACAAACTGAAGGAACTATATTATTAGATTTTAAATTTTTAGGAGATGAATCCGAAAAAGGTTAAAGTATTACATAATATAGTTTCTGAGGATTTAAATATTAAAACTGAATTAGTTGAAGATTTAATAGAATTTTATTATAAAGAAGTAAGAGGCCTACTTTCTAATTTAGAAAGTCCAAGAATTAACATAGATGGCTTAGGACAATTTGTAATAAAACCTGGAGTAGTTGTAAAATCTACTGAACATATTACTAAAATAATTGGTAGTCATGATACATCTACATTTAAAGCTTATTATAACTTAAAAGCTATAGAACAAAAATTAGATTTACTTAATAAACTTACAATAAAAATAGAACAAGAAAAAAATAAAAAATCACAGTTTTTTAAAGATAAAAATAATGACAAATATACTAAAGACAATTTGGAAGAATAAATCTCAAATAATGGAAGGTATTAAGAATGCAATACTTAGAGATGAATTTGTAGAAGATGTAGCAAAGCTTAGACATGAAGTATGTGATAGTTGTGAATTAAAAGGAAAGAAGTGTACAGTTAAAGGAACAGCACCTTGTTGTAATGAATGTGGTTGTTCATTAGCATTTAAAACAAGATCATTATCATCATCATGTCCACATCCTGATGGTCCTAAATGGAAAGCAATTATTTCTGAAGAAGAAGAAGATAAACTAGATGCATTATGAGTATAGTATTTCAAGCATCAGATCATAGTTACAAAAGTATAAATGATTCTGATAAGATTAACTGGGTCAGTGTAACTACACTAGTGTCTCATTTTAAAAAACCTTTTGATGCTAAAGCAGTGGCTGCTAAGGTAACTAAAAGTAAAAGATCTAAATGGTTTGGAATTGATCCTATAGCTATTGAAGCTATATGGAATGCTGAATCAGATAGAGCTATGACATTAGGTACTTTCTATCATAACCAAAGAGAATCTGATATATGTGGATTAGCATCTATGGAAAGAGAAGGAATAGTAGTTCCCATATATCCACCATCTGGAGAAAGTAATGGTATTAGAGTAGCTCCTTCACAAAAATTAGATACAGGAGTATATCCTGAACATATGGTATATCTTAAGTCTGCAGGCATATGTGGTCAATCAGATTTTGTAGAAGTAGTTAATAATAAAGTAAATATTATTGACTATAAAACAAATAAAGAAATTAAAAAAGAATCTTATAAGAACTGGGAAGGTGTTTCTGAAAAATTATCTTTTCCATTATCACATCTTGATGACTGTAATTTTAATCACTATGCTTTACAATTAAGTATTTATATGTACATTATATTAAAGCATAATCCTAAACTTATTCCAGGTAAAATGTTTATACAACATATATCATTTGAAGAAGAAGGTAAAGATGAGTATGGGTATCCAATAACTAAATATTTAGATAATGGAGATCCTATAGTTAATGATATTACATTAATGTTAGTACCTTATCTTTATGATGAAGTTCTTGCTATTATAAATTATATGAAAGATAACCCAATTAAAAAGAAATAATTATGAAATTTTATGAAATAAGACATTATAATGCAGACTATCCAGGCCGTAATAAAATATTAGCTTATAAAGGTATTGTGTTACTTAGATATAAAGGAAAATTACTTTGTTATTTAAAACCTTTAAAAAATAAATCCAAAGGTTTTGAAGATCCTAAAAATCCAGATCTATATATAGCAAAAGGTTTTATTGTTTGTAATAATGATCATTTATTATACTTACGACATTATTTAGCATTAGGTTTTATAGATGGTTTAAAAAATTTATTTAATATAAAATCTAAACAAAAAGTTAAAAATCCATTCTTATGATAGTAAGATTATTTGATGTTCAAAATGGTATTGTAATACCTACAGAACACTGTTATACACTGAAGGCTTTAAAAGATATAATGGATAACTATCCAGAAGAACATCTTAAGATATACTTGTATTTATTTTATATGACATGTCCTAATCCAGACATGAATCCTTTTTTCTATGCACCTGATATAGATAAAGAGTATTTAATAATGAAAGAAATAAATGGAGATTTTTCATTAGAAGATGATGATATACATGTAGCTTTAGAATTTTGTAAAAGAATGTATGAGACACCAACATCTAGAGCATATAAAGGTATTGCATCTATGTTAGATAGATTAGGTAGATATATGGAGAATACACCTATAACAGATGGAAGAGATGGTAACATTAATTCTATAGTTGCGGCAGCTAAAAACTTTGATCAGATTAGAGCTTCATTTAAAGGAGTATATAAAGATTTACAAGAAGAACAATCTAGTAAAGTTAGAGGAGGTCAAGGTCTTGCCTATGACAGTTAATTATGGATGATATTTATAAAGATATTCCTACATGGGATAATGGTACATGGACAACAACATCTTTTGAATCAAGAGATGAATGGAGAGACTTTTTATTTTCTATATTTAGAGAACCTGGAAAATATGAGTTTAATGAAGTAACCAATAAAATATTTATTGCTGAGTCTAGAAAGTTTAGAGAAACTAAAGTATACTGTACTGCACCATTTAAATCTAGAGATTTTATTAATTACTGGGATGATCAAAAAAATAAATGCAGACTAGGAGTATTAATTAAATCAGATAATAAAACATGGTATCTTACCAGGGACTATTATATGTGGTTAAACTTCTTACCTATCTTTGATAAGGAACAACAGAAGTTTGACTTTGCTCAGATAAGAGATGCCCAATATCATATGGCCTTATATGAGGTACTTGCAGAACTATTCTATTTACATGCTGCTATATTAAAGAAAAGACAGATTGCATCTAGTTATTTTCATGCAGGAAAACTAATTAATCAGTTATGGTTTGAGGCTGGAGTCACACTTAAAATGGGAGCTAGTCTTAAAGATTACATTAATGAGAAAGGTACATGGAAGTTTCTTAATGAATATGCTGCATTTTTAAATGAACATACTGCCTGGTATAGACCTATGTCTCCAGATAAAGTAATGATGTGGCAACAAAAGATTGAAGTAAGAAAAGGAGATAGAAAAGCTGAAGTAGGTTTAAAAGGAACTTTACAAGGAATGTCTTTTGATAAAGATCCAACAAATGGAGTAGGTGGACCAGTTAAATACTTCTTTCATGAAGAGGCCGGGATTGCTCCTAAGATGAATACAACATTTGGATACATTAAACCAGCTCTTAAATCAGGTATGATTACTACAGGGTTATTTATTGCAGCAGGATCAGTGGGTGATTTAGATCAATGTGAACCATTAAAGAAAATGATTCTAGATCCAGAAGCAAATGATATTTATTCTGTAGAGACAGATTTATTAGATGAACAAGGTACTTTAGGTAAGTCAGGTTTGTTTATTCCTGAACAGTGGTCAATGCCACCATATATAGATGATTATGGTAATTCACTTGTAGAAGAAGCATTACAAGCATTAGATGATTATTTTGAGAAGATAAAAAAATCTATGGACCCTGAAGATTATCAGTTAGAAATATCTCAGCATCCTAGAAATATAGCAGAAGCATTTAAACATAGAAAAGTATCTAAGTTTCCATCACATCTTGTTAGTGCTCAAATAAGAAGAATAGAAGAAAAAGAATATGCATATGAGTACTTAGATATATCTAGAGATGATACAGGAAAAATTAAAGTAAAAGATAGTAATAAGTTACCAATATCTGAATTTCCAATAAGTAAAAAGACTGAAGATAAAACTGGAGTATTAGTTGTATGGGAAAGACCAGTTAAAGATCCTGTACATGGTCAGTACTATGCATCTATTGACCCGGTAGCAGAAGGAAAGACAACTACTTCAGACTCATTGTGTTCTATCTATGTAATGAAAGCTCCAGTAGAAGTAACTAAAGTTACAGCAGGAGAAACAGAAACTTATATAGAACAAGACAAAATAGTAGCAGCATGGTGTGGAAGATTTGATGATATCAAACAAACACATGAAAGATTAGAAATGATCATAGAATGGTATAATGCTCAGACTGTAATTGAGAATAATATTTCTTTATTTATTCTATATATGATATCTAGAAAAAGACAAAGATATTTAGTTCCTAAAAACCAAATAATGTTCTTAAAAGACTTGGGTGCAAATGCTAACGTCTTCCAGGAGTATGGTTGGAGAAATACAGGGGTACTATTTAAGCATCATTTACTAAGTTATGTTATAGAATACTGTAAAGAAGAATTAGATACAGTAACTAAACCAGATGGAACTATAGTAAGAACTACATATGGTGTAGAAAGAATTCCAGATATTATGTTACTTAAAGAAATGCATGCATATACAGATGGTCTGAATGTGGATAGATTAGTTGCATTTTCTGCAATGGTTGCATTTATGAGAATACAACAAGCAAATATAGGTTATACTAAAAGAGTTATTATGGATGAAGCAAGTAAAAACTTGCAAAAGTCAGAAAATTTGTTTAAATTAAATAGCAGTCCTTTCCGTCATATGGGAGGAAGAGGTACTAAGGTTAACGGTCAATATATTAAAAGATCAGCTTTTAAAAATATTAAATAGAAATTATGCAAGTATATAATGCAATGCAGCTCAAGAAAGGAGCTAAAGCAGAACAAACTAGAATGGGTACTATTACTCAACCACTTCAATTTTTATCTAAAAAAGAAAAAGATGGAAAATGGGCTGCTTGGAATCTTGATTGGTTAGAATGGAATGGTATTAAACAAATCCGTAGAAATGCTGGTAGATTAATGAAAAACTATAATCTTGCAAAAGGTATTATAGAAAGAGGTGATTATATAGTAGAAGCTGATAATGAATACAAAGATATAGTAGAAGTATTGCAAAGAGAGGATTCTGCTGCAATGGAACTTAAGTTCTATCCTATTATACCTAATGTAATTAATGTACTTGTTTCAGAGTTTGCTAAAAGATCTACTAAGCTTACATATAGAGCAGTAGATGAGTTCTCATATAATGAGATGTTAGAAGAAAAAAGAAAGATGGTAGAGGAAACTCTTATGTCAGATGCACAAACTAAAATTCTTGCTGCATTAATTGAACAAGGTTTAGATCCAGAATCCCCAGAGGCACAAGCAGAAGTAGCTCCAGATAAATTAAAAACCCTTCCAGAAATTGAATCTTTCTTTAAAAAAGATTATAGATCTATGGTAGAAGAATGGGCATCTCATCAACATAAAGTAGATGTAGAAAGATATAAAATGGATGAACTTGAAGAAAGAGCATTTAGAGATATGCTTATTACAGATAGAGAGTTCTGGCATTTTCATATGATGGAGGATGACTATGATGTAGAATTATGGAATCCAGCAGTAACCTTTTATCATAAATCTCCAGATGTTAGATATATATCTCAAGGTAACTGGGTAGGTAAAATAGATATGTTAACTGTATCAGATGTTATAGATAAGTATGGTTACTTAATGACAGAAGAACAATTAGAGGCTTTAGAAACTATATATCCAATTAGAGCCGTAGGTTATAATCTTGGAGGAGTTCAAAATGATGGTTCTTTTTATGATGCAACTAAGTCTCATGATTGGAATACTAATATGCCTTCTCTTGGTATGAGACAATATACCTCAGCACTAGGAAATGCTTTAGGAAACCGCAATGATGTTATTAGCCAGATCTTTGCTCAAGGAGAAGATTACTATGATAGAGGTACTGCATTCTTATTAAGAGTTACTACAACTTATTGGAAGTCTCAAAGAAAAGTAGGTCATCTTACTAAAGTAACAGATAGTGGAGAAGTAACTACTGAAATAATAACAGAAGACTATCAAGTTACAGATAAGCCTGTATATGATGATAGGTTATTTAAAAATAAAACTAAAGATACTCTTGTATTTGGAGAACATATAGATTGGATCTGGATTAATGAAGTATGGGGTGGAGTAAAGATTGGACCAAACATTCCTTCATTTTGGGGTATGAATAATCCTGGAGGCTTTTCACCTATGTATCTTGGTGTACAAAGAAATGCTATTGGTCCTCTTAAATTTCAATTTAAAGGAGATCAAAATTTATATGGATGTAAACTTCCTGTAGAAGGTTCTGTATTTTCAGATAGAAATACTAAGTCAACTGCTTTACTTGACTTAATGAAACCATACCAGATTGCATATAATATAGTAAACAACCAGATTGCTGACATATTAGTAGATGAGTTAGGTACTATTATCATGTTAGATCAGAACACTCTTCCTAAGCACTCTTTAGGAGAAGACTGGGGTAAAGGTAATTATGCTAAAGCATATGTAGCTATGAAGAACTTTCAGATGCTTCCTTTAGATACTTCTATTTCAAATACTGAAAATCCATTGAACTTTCAACATTTCCAAAAACTAGATCTATCTCAGACAGAAAGATTAATGTCAAGGATACAGTTAGCTAATTACTTTAAACAACAAGCTTATGAGGTAATAGGTGTTAATCCACAAAGAATGGGACAACAACTATCTCAAACATCTGCAACTGGTGTAGAGCAAGCTGTATCTGCATCTTATGCTCAAACAGAAATATTCTTTATACAACACTGTGATTATTTAATGCCAAGAGTACATCAGATGAGAACTGATTTAGCTCAATATTATAATGCTACTAAACCATCTTCAAGATTAAGTTATACTACATCTGCTGATGAGAAAGTAAACTTTGAAGTAAATGGCACAGATCTTCTTATGAGAGATCTTAATATATTTTGTAGTACTACAGCAAACCATAGATCTGTTCTAGAACAGTTAAAACAAATGGCTATGCAAAATAATACTACAGGAGCATCTATTTATGATCTAGGTAAGATAGTACAATCAGACTCTATTGCTGAACTTAACAATGTACTTAAAGGTTCAGAAAAAAGATTAGAGCAACAAAAACAACAGGAGCAACAGTCTCAACAACAAATGCAACAAGAACAATCTAAAGCTCAACAAGATATAGAAAAGATGAAACTTGATTCTCAAGCAATGGAAAAAGAGAAAGATAGACAAAGAGATATACTTGTTGCTGAAATTAGATCAGCAGGATTTGGTGCTATGCAAGATGTTAATAAAAATGAAATGTCTGACTATCAAGATGAAATGAAAAACATTAGACAGTCTGAACAATATCAGCAACAAACAGATTTGCAAAGGGAAAAACAAATTAATGAGAACTCTAGACAATCAGAGAAGATGAATATAGAAAGAGAAAAACTTGCTGTTCAACAAAATATAGCAGATAAACAATTACAAATAGCTAGAGAAAACAGAAATAAATTTGATAAAAAAGGAACTAAAGGAAAAGAAAAATAGTACTTAGCTATATAGTCCAAAAAAATAATTATTTTATTATAAATTTCTCAAGTTTATTTTATATATTAAAGTATAACCAAAACCAACAAAGATGAGTGAAACTACAAAAAATCCTGAAGATGAGCAGGTACAAGATACTACAACGGTAGGTCAGATTGATGTAAACATAGATGAACTATTTGGAGCACCAGGAGCAGCAAATATTATGCTTCCTACTGAAGAAGAAAAATCTAAAAATGTCTTTAGTAAAGAAAGTACTCCAGACACCTCGTTCCTTGACATAAAAACTACTACTCCTAAAGAAAAGGAAGAGGCAAGAGAAAAGAAAGCAGAAGTTGATGAAACTATTGCTGAATTAGATGGCCTTATTAGTCAAGAAGAAGATGCAGGAAATAAAGGAAGACCTAAAGTAGATAAATCTGGTCTTGCTGAGTTAGCATCCAAAATGATTGAAGAAGGTTCTTTAGTTGGATTTGATGATGATAAACCATTAGAAGAATACACAACAAAAGACTTTAGAGAATTATTTGAAGCTAACTTTCAACAAAGAGAAGAAGACATTAGAAAGAATACTCCAAAAGAATTCTTTAATGCTCTTCCAGAAGAACTTCAATATGCTGCTAAATATGTAGCTGATGGGGGACAAGATTTAAAAGGTCTTTTCAGAACTCTTGCTCAGGTAGAAGAAATGAGACAGTTAGATCCTTCAGATGAATATGATCAAGCAGAAATTGCAAGACAGTATTTATATACTACTAACTTTGGAAGTGCAGAAGAAATAGAAGAAGAGATTGAAGCTTGGAAAGACACTGATAGGTTACAACAAAAAGCTAATCAATTTAAACCTAAGTTAGATAGAATGCAAGATGAGATTGTAGCTAGACAACTTGCAGAACAAGAAGTAAGAAAAGAACAACAAGACCATGCAGCAAAAACATATACTGATAATGTATATAGCACATTAGCAAATGGAGAAATAAGTGGAATTAAACTAGATAAGAAAGTTCAAAGTTTACTCTACTCAGGTTTAGTTCAACCAAACTATCCTTCTATATCAGGAAAACCTACAAATTTATTAGGCCACCTTTTAGAGAAATATCAGTTTGTAGAACCAAGACATGATTTAATTGCTGAAGCACTTTGGTTACTTGCAGATCCAGATGGTTACAAAAGTAAAATTAAAGATCAGGGTAGTAAACAAGCTGTAGAAAGAACAGTAAAACAATTAAAAACTGAAGAGTCAAGAAAAATTACCTCTTCTGTAAATGATGATAGAGAATATGATTCTAGATCAAGAACTAGTAAACCACAAAAAACCATCTCAAGAGGAGGCTTCTTCAAGAGATTTTAATTAAGTAACAAATAAAACAAATATAAAAATGGCAACTCCAGTAATGAACAACGGCATATTCCTAAGGGATACAGCCTATGCGGCAAGTTCCCATGTGGATTCATACCACCTGGTGAATATGCTGAAAGATGCAGAACCAATGGACTTAGGTCCAGTAGACCTTTGGGCAATGGCTCAAAGAGTTGAAATGCCTCTTTACCAATTATCATCTTTTGGTGGTAAGAATGTAATCAATGTAGATAATGCTCGTGGAGAGTACAAGTGGCAGACCCCTGTCTCTGTAGATCTTCCTTACATTATAGAAGACATTGAGTCAAGTAATGACTTTAAAGGTATAGATGGTGCAACCTTCCGTATCAAGTTAAACAAAAGAGAATTTGGACATGGTGATATTATCACTTATGACAAATACAATGGTTGTGAGATGTACATCACTGCAGAAGATATTCTTCCAATGGGTGATGGTTTTATCTACACAGTACAATTAGTAAATAATGATAACTATAAATTTATAGATAACAAGTATTTAACTAATGGTACTAAAGTATTCCGTAAAGGTTCTGCAAGAGGTGAATATGGTGAGAGATTCTCTGACATTATCACTAACACAGGATTCCGTGAATTCTACAACTATGTAGGTGGAGCAGAAGCTCACGTTCACTATTCTGTATCTTCAAGAGCAGACTTAATGATCAAAGGTGGAATGAATGCAGATGGTACAGTTCCTGTAACTGAGATCTGGAGAACATTTGACAAAAGCAATCTAGATCCTTCTATTTCTTCTTTAGAAGATATGGTTAAGGTTATGGGTAAAGATAAAGTAAAAAAAGCATTTGATAATGGAGATCTTTCTAGAACTTTCTTAACTAATATGGAAGCTGCTCACCTTTCTAAGGTAGCAACAGATATTGAAACTTACTTAATGTGGGGTCATGGTGGTAGAGTTCGTCAAGATGGTCCAGATGATGTAAGGTTATCTGTAGGTTTATGGAAGCAGTT